CCAGAATATTATATCGGAATAGATATGATTGATGAAGAGCATAAAAGCAGGGAAGGCGGCTTGTTCTTTGCCATTCTGTTGCGGGCGAAAACCATTCCCGAATGATCGAACTGCATAATCACGTCCGACAAGTCCGCGCCGACAAGCGCGTTCCGGTCGATCACTTCGTAATACTTGATCCCGCCGTATTCCTGCATAACATACGGTTTATTAAACGTTGTTGCGAATCCTTCGACGTAGTAATCCGTATCAAACCGCTTCTTCTCCGTCCCCTGCGGGATCATGAGCGGCTGGAACATTTGCCGATACTCCCGTTCCTTCACCACTGGCATTTGCTGTTACCTCCTTTCCCAATTCTGAAACTTCCGCGTATTCCTTGCGAATATAATACTTGTCCCCGCCCTCGACGTGCGACATATTCCAAACGTCCATAACGCCGTTGCGGTTTAACAAGCCACGGTCAAATAATTGTGTGCTGATATTCAGCTTTGTTTGATTACTTGCGTATTGTAAACGGTTCGCGGTAAACGTGATCGCGTTCCCGAAGGACAATTCGCGCGGCGTGTATGTCATGTTCGACATAACCAGCGAAAGCTGGATCGCGAAAGGCTCAATCTTGCCTTCGTAGTACGCGTTCCATTCGTCCTCTGTGTATTTGTTTTGCAGAATGCCCGCGTTTGTGCCGAAGTAGTTAAATACATTTTCGTTGATCTGCGCCATCTGCGCGGCGTTGACTGTGAACGGCTTGCTTTCAATCGGCTTCACGTCGGAAAACTTCGCGTCATAGATCACCATGCCGGACTGATTTTCCGCCGAAAGGTTATCCGCCGTGAAGCGTTTGCGCTCCTTCGTGATGTCCTCCGGCTTCAACATATTTGCAACCTTCGCCAAGAAGCGGATAGAAGCCGAATTTTTAACGCCGTTGATAATGCCTTGATTTTGCGTGTGGATCAACTGCATTGTAGGACGAAGCGCGGCGTTGCTTTCGCCGAAAAAGTCGTCGGTATACTGAAACTGTGTCATTACGCCGACGCGCTCAAACTCGATCGCGGCTTTCTGCCCGCTCCCGAACGTGTAACGCAAAAACGGCGCGCCGCTGTACTCGACAACTTCGCACCGCTGGGGAAGCAGGGGATAATACCCAATCAGCCCGCCGAATTCATCTTCGATCGGGACAATGAAGCAAGTATTATTCACCGAAAGGATCGTCGCGATCCGGTATATGAACTTTGTTGTATCCATGAACGGATTTGGCTTGAACTGCAACGTCCGTTCAAGGTGTTTTTGCGCCGTGCCGCTGATCTCCGGTTTCAGCTTTGAAGCGAAGGACGCGAACGAATGGATCGCCGCCCGCGTAAGCTCCATTTCGTAAATACTTTCCGGCGCGTTGCTGAAAACGGGCGTGTACCCGTTCAGCATTTTGAAATAGCCTTCCGCCTTTAAGTCGGCTTTCGGCTTCCGGAAGATAGTTTCAAAAACTCCCATGTTGTTTATCACCCCGCATTTTTGAGCATTTCGCCGATTTCGTTATAATATTTCTGCCGCACGGTCAGCGCGTCGATCACGGAAACAAAGCCGTCAATTCGCGCCCGCTGTTCGATCTTCACGGGGCGAAACTTCCGCGTTTCCATGTTGTGCTTCAATGCGACGTTGAGGAAATGCGCTTTCAACAAGTTATTGTCGGCGATCTTGAAATTGCCGTCCTTGATAACGCCTTCAAACTCACGGATCACGGGCGCAAGGTTTTCACCCTGCCATACGTCGTCCGTCTGCCAGCCCGCGCCCTTCAATTCGTCAATCAGATATTGCGCCGAATAGCGGTCGTACCCGATCTTCAAGATATATATACCGTACTGATCCCGAAGCATAGAAAACCATTCGTAAACGTCGTGATAATCGACGTGGTTTTCGCCAGATAGCTTGACGATCCCTTGCTTTACGAAGATGTCATACGGTACGCCGTCGATCGCTTGTGCTGTTTCAAGGCGGTTTGCTGGCATGAAGAATTGTGCGAAGGCATATAGAACGCCATCCCGCTCAATCACGACGGAAGCGGCGGTCAAGTCCGTTGTTTGTGAAAGGTCTATGCCGCCCACGGCGTAACTGTCTTTGAAATCCTCCAGCTTCGCGCGAATTCCTGCGCCGTCAACGACAACGTAATCAAGCCACGCGACGGAAGAATTCTGCTTGATATTGCAATACTTCGTAAGGAATTCAGCCCGCTTCGACATACTCATTTCAGCGACGGCGATTTCCTCTTTGAAGAAGTCCGGCGAAACGGAAACGCCCATATTCGGATTTGCCTTTTTAAGCTCTTCAAGGTCGTTCCATTTCTCCACGTCGTCGATCATGTAAAGCAGGGGAAGAAGGCGGCGTTCCTTGCTTCCGCCCTTCAAAAACGCGGTCGATCTCTTCATCAATTCGTCAAAGATACCGTCGTTTTCGTAACCCGCCGTTGAAATCGAAAGGATCATCGGCTGGCGGCGCGCGCCCAGCGCGGATTTCATAACTTCGTACTGCTTCAAACCGCCGTCGCCCCGCCACGACGCGACTTCATCGTTCACGACTAAATGCGGATTGAAGCCATCGGATTTCTTCGCGTTGAACGCAAGCGGCTTGATTGCGGTATTGCTTTCTTCGATGTAAATATCAGAACGGCGCTTCTTCGATAGGTCGGAAAGCTCCGGTTCTTTCTTTATCATCTGATAGAAATTATCGTAAACAATGTTCGCTTGCTCCAGCTTCGGCGCAAGGCAATATATTTTCGCGCCGTATTCGCCATCAAGATACGCCATATACGCAATGACGGCGGACGCGAAAAGCGTTTTGCCGTTCTTGCGCCCGATCACAATAAATACTTCACGAAAGACGCGCGTTCCGTCCGCTTCGACGATCCCGAACATGACGGAAACGGCGGCTTTCTGCCACAACTCCAGCTTCAAAAGGTCTGTGCGCCCTTCGCAATGGTGGCAAAAGTTTTCGATAAACTTTATCGCCTTGTTTGCCTTCTTCGCGTTGAAGGTGAAAAGCCCTTCTTGAAGCCCCTTCACGACGTATTCATACAGAAGGCGAACCCACTTGCCGACGGTTATTTTACCGGAAGAAATGCCGTCGAAATACTCGTAAATGTAATTTGAAAAGGGCATTTCTATTCGTCCCGTAGCGCCTGTAAGCGGCTTTCCTTTTTCTTCTCCGGCGGCACAAGATCGCAAAGCTGCTTGATAATAGCGGCGTGATTTTTTGTCATGGCGATATGCGTTTTCACCGCGTCGCTTTGCTTTGTCCCGCTCTGATTTGCGCCGTTTTGGTATTCGACGGTGTAGCCCTCTTCGTTGATAATCTCTTGCAATTCTTCAAGGGATACCGCCATAAACGCGGCGTTGCGGATAAGGCTTTCGACGGTCTGCAACTTGTTTTTGTCCAAGTCTTTGAAAATCCGCTTCAATCGGGAAAACTCTTTCTTGATCCTCTGTTCTTTCGTCAAGTCCTTCTTTGTCGCCATAAATATCACCCCCTATCCGGTCAACCCACACCCCCTTAAACGCGTACACCCGTTATGCGCGCGCCTGCGGAGTATTTTTAACCTCCCGCCCTCGGTGTTCCCCCCTCCCTAAATTTTGAGCGAATAGGGGGGATACAAGGTTTCCCGCTTCGTCGAACGCATACCGTTTCTTTTTGTCGTTTCGGTGGTGTTCTTTGTTGTGGCAGTCTTGACAAAGCGCTTCGAGATTGTCCCACGAAAGCGCTATGTACGGATCGTTTATGTTCTGCTTCGTCAAGTATGTTTTGTGATGTGCGATCTTTGCGGTTACTGGATTGTCCGGCGTTGAACAACGTTCGCACAAATAACCCTTTGATTTCAAGAAGCTGTCGCGGCATGAGCGCCAAGCGTCTGAATTGTAAAACCTTTCTGCCCACGGCTTCATACCTTTTTCCCCCTTCCTGTTGAAAGCTATGTGGATAAAGTGTGCAAAAGAAAAAGCCCTTTGCGTTGTGTCCGCAAAAGGCTTTATCCCGCGCTATTCAATTTACAGTAATTCAGCGTAATTATTATAACACGCGTAAACGTCGCCGACAAGGTGCATACTTTGGTCGCGTTTTGGTCATTTGTCAAGGCTCTTGCGGTAAGTCGCCGCCGATACCGCCGCCGGAATGCCGAACACACATACCGCCATATCATTGACAATCTTGTTCCGCCAGCGGCGCGCCGTCTTGATCTCTTTGAGAATGCCCGCTTCGGAAAGCTCTTCGGCGATCTCTTCCCACGTCGCTGTGCCGCCCTCTCGCGGATTGCCGTTCAAGTCCTCCCCGAAATAATAAAGCCGGATCACAACGAATTCTTTATGCCCTGCAAAAAGAGAAATAGCGCGCGTCAAGCTCTCGAAGCCGGATTTCGTTTCTTTGAACTGCTTTTGTTTTTCCTCTCGCATTTCCTCGACGATCTCCGCTTCGGTCTTGCTCTGAATAAAGCCTTTCGCCTTCGGCGTTGCCGAAAAGGTCTTGCGCCCTGCGTGATACTCAACTTCGCAATACGCTTCTTCATCGGCGACAAGCGCCGCCAGCTTCTTGTAGTTATACAAAAGCGTTTCCATTGCCTTGAAGTAATTTACGTACCCCGTGTTCTGCGTGTACGCTTCCGCCGCCCCCGCTCTTGCGGCTTCAAATACAGCTTCCCGCAATTCTTCGGAAAGCTCCGTTTGCTTTTTAGTCATGTGTTCCACCTCCGGATAAATATTTGATGATCGTTTCCGCCGCCTGTTCCCAGCCGCAACAAAGCGCGGTTTTGTAGCCCTGCGCCGAAAGCGCGGAAAGCCATTCGGTTTGAAGGTCGCTTGCTCTGCCGCCGCGTTGCCGTTTAAGCTCTATGTAAAGCCCGTGATACTGCCCGCGCGCGACGGGCAAGCATAGATCGGGAACGCCCGCTTTTACGCCCTCCGCCCGAAGCCGTCCCGCTTCCGCCTTGTGTCTGCTTCCGCCGTTCGGTACGTGATACAGCAAGCGCAATTCGGGATACTTCCCGCTTTGCATTGCCGCCCACGAAAAAAGCGTCATTTGCTCTTGCGCTTCCGTCGGAACGGGAAGTTTATTTTTCTGCATTCTGTGATCCCTCCCGTTCCCAATCGGCGAAGAAGAAAAACGGCTTGTTCTGCGCGACGGTTTCGCCGAATTCGTATTTCGCGCCTTTGCTGTCGATCCAATCCGGAAGAAAACAGACTTCCGCGCATTCTGCAAGCATGGCGGACGACATACGGATATATGCTTCATACGTGAAGCCCTCTGGCGGAAGAAGCGCCGGATTTACGACGATAAAGCCGCCTTCCTCCAGCTTCTTTTGCGCGTCATAGAGTTTTGAACGATAGAACGGATCGCCCGTGATCTTCCCTGCAAGATATAGCGTTGTTTTTTCCTGCATTGTGTTTCCTCCCTTCATTCTGTGAAAAGCGCTGCTTGCGCCTTCCGTTCTTCCTGCGCCCATAGGTCGAAAAGCCGGATTTGCGCTTGTTCCTGTTCCAGCCGTTCGTTTGCCGCCCTGTAATAATCTTCGTCGATCTCGAAGTCGACAAAATCAAGCCCGCCTTGACGATAGCAAGCGATCAAGGAACTTCCGCTTCCGGCGTGTGTGTCTAAAATCTTCATACCCTTTCGGGCAAAGAGGGAAAGCACCCACGAATACAGCTTCACGGGCTTTTGTGTCGGATGGATTGTCCCGTCTTTCAGCAATTCAACCCGATTGCAAGTGAAAACCCGCGTCGGCGTGTCGAAGCTGGTATATGCTAACTCGCAATCGCTCATTGTCAAGCCGTGTTGCCCCTTGTCCCACACAAGCCAGCCTTTATGCCCTTGTTCAAGATACGGGACGAAGTAATTTCCGCCCCATATCACTTGCGCTTTTGAAACGCGTTCCAATTCGCGGAAGTATTCGGGCGGGGGAATAGCCTTGTCCCAGCTTTTCCGGATATGCTCTTTCCTGTTGTGCTTCGGATTATCGCAAACGCGTTTCTTCTGTCCGTCTATGCCGATACCGTAAGGCGGATCAACGATTGCAAGATCGAAGAAGCCGTCCGGAAATTCTTTCATTCCCTGCATACAATCCATGTTATACAGCTTGTTCAATTCAAGCATACGTTGTTCACCTTCTTTCTGTTCTCCCACCCCTCCGCCCCTCCCGCTGGGAGGGGAATGGGCTTAAAGGAATAAATCTATCGGCGATCCGGCGGGCTTCCTCGATCCGTGTTCCGAACCGATCCTTCACGATTGATTTTATATCCCCGCCGCCTGTCCCGCTTGTATCACTCCCGCTTGCATAGTCAAGGGCAAGCGGCTTCGCCGTGCTTCGCACCCTTGACAATGCGCGCGTTCGTGATCTCTGAAATGCGGGCGACGGGGAATAAATAAAATCAATCTTGCGGAAGGGGAAGGGCTGGTCGTAAAACTTTACACATTTACAAGGCTTTTTAATGCGCCGCTTCGGGCGTTCCTGTTATTCGCGTTTCCGTCGGCGCTTCGGCTTTTCCGGCTCAATCACATATTTATAATATATGTATCCCCACTTCGTCGCGCGGGCTTCCACCAGCTTGTACCCCTTCGGCGCGATCGGCGCTTTCTTTTCCGTATACGTCCGAAGCGCAAGCGTCGGCGTTTCCTTTTCGGGCTTGCGAAGATTTCGCGTCGCCTTCCATCGGTGTCCGCCTTGCTCCGGTGTCCAATGGTTGAAGAGGTAATCCGCCAGCCCTGTGTAGTCCTTCCCATAGTCAATGCCGTTGTAATAATTGTGTTCGCGCAAGTGCCGAACGTGAATAACTGATCCGTCGTTCCACTTCCCGATGATGGTTTCTTCCGGTATCCCGTCCGAAATCATGTGAAAGTGAATGCGGCTTGTGTTCTTGCCGCGTCCCATGTAAATTATGATCTTCGCGTCCGGATAAGCCCTTTGAAGCCGCCGGAAGTAATTGTCGCGTATCCTGCGCGCTTCGCTGAACGTGTGTACCTCGCTTTCGTCGTCAAACGTCAGCGTACTATATAAGGAAAGCGGCGAAAAGTTTTCATTAACCAGCCGCTGGTGTTTTCGCTTTGATATGCCGATCCGGTGCTGCGCGCGCTCTTCGTCGTCCTTGAAGCGCGGTCGCGGTTCGGATTTCTTTATATTTGTTCGATCGGATACGGTGTAAACTTCCTGTTCGCATACAACGCCCGAAAAAATACGTCTTTTAACCCTCTGCATAATCCCGCCGCCCTTCCTTGACAAAAGCGCCGTAAAATGCTATAATCTCAATATTGAATAGCTCCTTTTACAGCTATGTAAGAGGAAAAAGAAACGTCCGGAACGTCGCGCCGGACGTTTCTTTTTTGTTGGTTTAACCGTTGTTGTATCCTGCGCCCTGCACAAAGTCGGCGCACCGTTCTTCTTCGCAAGGCTTGAAGCGCATTCCGTCGCCGCAATCTATGCAGGGGAACGGGCGTATCCCGTCCGGAAGCGCGCCTTCGCGTAAGTGTTCGCATTGTTCCAGCTTCGCGCATTGATCGCACCAGCACTTCCGGCAATCGCCGATCTGCGTTTTTTCAGTCGGACGTTTCAAGCCCTCTTCGGCTTCCTGCGCGTTGCGCTCTTCCTGCATTTCCCGCGCCGCCTGTTCGATCGTGTAATCTTCCACGCCTTCGAGAATGCCCCGAAAGAAGGGCGCGAACGCGTATCCGATCCCCAGCCCCGCGCGCAAAAGCATTTCTTCGTCGATCTTAATATCTGCCATTGTTCCCGCCGCCCTTCCGAAACGCCTTGAAGATGGCGTTCAAAGTGCCGTACACGATCACGACGGAAGCGGCGACGCAAGCAACGCCGCAAAGCATATAAAAGGCGTTCACCATGAATTGATACATTGTCATTCGTCAGCCCTCCCGAAAACCTCTTCCGCGTCGATGTCCCACGCGGCGGCAATGTGCTTCATCATATCGACGGCTTTGGCGCGCTGTTTCTGCTGTTCCGCCTGTTCGCCGTTTAAGTACGATACCAAGATTTCGGATTTGAGATTGCAAAGCGGGCGAACGCCCCTGTACCCGCTGTAAACGCCGTTGTAGCCGTACAACGTGCCGTCCGAATAGACGTGGCGGACGAAAGGATTGATCGGGCTGTCCGGTGTCGCCGTCCACCACCAGTCATTCGGAAGCGCCGGAATGTTGTCGCGCAAAAGGCGGTATTCCTCGCAAGTGATAAGCCCGATCCGGACGCGATCGCTTCCGTAATTCTTCAAACCGTCGTCGGCGGTCAAGTCGATTGCGAATTCCTTGAACATTCCTTCCGGCGCGCCCGCCTTAATCAGACGGCGCAAGAATTCGCCGTTCAGATAGGCTCGAATGGAAGAAGCGGCGAAGTCGTTTTTATTGCCTTCATCGAAAGCGCGATCCTCGACGCATTCGGAAGCAATGCACTTCACCCAATCCGCGCCCGTCTGAATAACCGTCCATGCGATCCCGCCCATTGTGAATTCCTCTTTCGGCGCGAAGCCGTGCTTGTTCTCTGTCATTTTGAATAGCTCCTTTCCTGCGGCGCTGTCTGCGCCCGCTCGTTGAATAAGTCTGTTGATATACCAAACCGCCTTTTACAAGTCCTCTTCACCGTTTTTCAGCTTCCAGCGCCACAAATACTTAATCGCGTTCGCTGTGCAAAAGGCTTCGATACCTTGAAGCCCGCTTGTCGCGGCTTCCAGCGCGTCGATACACTCAATCCCGCCCGCGTTATAGTGCGGCGGGTGGTTCACCCGCTCCGCCATGATTAACACTTCTTGCCGCCGTGCCGATACGGGCGGCTTTTGTTGTATTCGTGCTTCTGTGAAATCGCCGCGTCAATGTCAATCCCTGCGTATCCGCAATAATCAAGGACGCGAATAATCACGTCTGCAAGCTCAATCGGTATTCCTTCCGGCTTCCCGTTGTTTCCGGTGTAAACCTCCGTAGGAAAGCGCCCGTTCCGGTATTCTTCCAACGCTTCGGATACTTCCGAATGAATGAGCGCTAAAACCTCTGGAAAGCCGCGTTCTTCGTCCCACCAACCATGATCGACGGCGGTTTCGTGAATTTCTTTCGCAACCTCGTTAATTCCTGTCATTGTCTTTATTCCTCGCTTCCTTAAAATAATTGTTGTCCTGCGCTTCATTGTCGTTCCGGTTTTCCGTGCAATCGCACGTTTCGCCGCTGTCAAGATGTGCGCCGCAATTCGGGCATTCCTTCCAAGGTGTTGCCATGTCGTTTTCCTCCTTCTTGATAATCAGCCGCCGCAATCCGTCGGCGCATAAGGTCAAGCCGTGTTCCTTCGTGTATTCCCGCCGCCGCGCCGCTTCTGCCGCTTCCCAGCCGCAAGAAGCGCATTCCGACGGCTTGCATTTCTGCGCTTTCTTCGGATCAACGCCCAGCAAGCAGACGAAGGGCGGCTTTTGCTGTTTACTCATTCTTCACCCGCTCCCCGTTGTAGATAACTACCATTGAAGGGAAAGGCGCGGGATCGGCGGCGTTCCCTTCGTCGTCTGTGAACCGTAACCGCCCGCGAATGAAGCGGATTTCCGCTTTCCCGTAAATGTAATCGTGAAAATATGCCGTGTCCGTCCGCGCTGGGATAAGTAAAACAATCGGATACCCCCCCCGCCGCTTCCTCGAAAGCCTTTTGAACCCACTTGCCGATCTCGCGTCCGTAAGGCGGATTGCAGAATACCGCGCCGCCGCGATCCCAGCTTTGCGAAAGCCCGTCCGTTTCCGGCGTGTAGTACAAAGCGCATTTCGCCGTTTTGTCGGTCGCCGCCGGATCAAGCACGAAGCCGAATTCGGCGTTCAGCTTGTCGAAGAAGTCTTGCGGCGTACACCAGCACATATTTTTAGAGGATAGAAGCGCCGCGTTCATTCGTCCGCCACCTCGCTTTCGTCCGTGATCTCGCCCGTGTCCGGATCAATGTTCAAGGCGAATTGTTCCGGATCACCAGCGGCGCGGGCGCGTTCCGCGCGTTCCTTCTCTTGAAGCGTGAATTCGCAATCCCGCGTTAAGCCCTGCAAACTCTCCACGAACTGCTGATTGATAACGTCATACGGCATTATCACCGCTTGAAGCAGGAAGCCCGCCTTTGCGACGATGTAGGGCGCGCCCTCCGCCGTGCGGCGTTCGTAAAGCTCCAGCACGTCGAGAACGTCAGCGACGGGCGAAAGATAGCGGCTTTCGATGAATACCAGCCCGCGCGTTGTGCGGATCGGCTTCAAGGTTCGTCCGGAATAGATGATTGATATTCCTTCCCGCTCGACGTGCCTTTCCGTTGCGTCGGTGTCCTCAAAGCTGATACCCGCCGGAACGGTCAGCGTTTTCACGAAGTAATTATCGCGGTCTTTCTCCGGAACGTCGAAGATCGTTAAAAGGCTTTCCGCGTCAAGCTGGGGAAGCCCGACAACCGGATAAACCGCCGATCCGTCGCCGATGTACTGCGTTACTATGTCGCCGCCGTCGCTGTACCGCTCGAAGATCGCAATATTCTTATTCTTCTTGCAGATAGCGGCGATACTTTTAATCTTCATCTTCGCCGCCCTCCGTTTCCTCTGTGTTCGCGTTGTGCCGCTCCGTTATGTCCGGAAGGTCAACGCGGGGATTTCGGATCGCCAGCTGGATTTGACAACCACAACGCGGGCAGTCAACCGCTGAAAAGCGCGTCGGCGCTGTCGTCAGCGTTTCAAGCACGGTTCGCGGTTCTTCCGCCGTGTAGATGTTTTCCCGCTTCGGTGTGAAGCGATAGCCGCAAACGCGGCATTCTGTCTTTTTCTTGCTGAACATAATTGAATAGCTCCTTTCGTGATTTAATATTTACCGTAAACGCGGACGGCGGTTTTCCCGTCGTGCGTTGCCGCCGATACGATAGCCGAAGGAAGATATGAAACACGGAGAAAATCACGGGCGGCGCGCTTTGCCAGCCGCCATGTAATCATATTTGCGTTAGGTTCTTGCGCGCCCGTGCTGTCGATCGGATATTCGCAAATAAGCACGGTATTTCCGAACGGGCGGCGCGCCGGACGCTCCTTCATATACTCCTTGCTTCCCTCTGAACATTTGATAATTTCAAGCGCCTTCGGGAATTGCCAGCCGCTTTTGTTGTCCTTCATGTGTTCCGCTCCTTTCAATCTTCATACGGGCTTTCAAGCGTCCAGCCGAAGCAATCCGTACTTTTCCATTCAGAAGTGAAATAATTGTGTTTCCCGTCACCTGTGAAGAAGCAGTATCCCGCCGGAAGCACCCGTCCGGCGTTTTCTTCGCCGTCCCGCTCTGCGCGGTATCGCGTCAACACGTCCGCCGCAAGCTGGGCGAATTCCTCTTTGACGGGATATTCGGGATCGTAGCCCGCGAATTGATACGGCGCTTCGATAACCTCCAGCACGGTATCCGGAAAGCGCGGATCGTCAACACGGTTCAGAACGCACCACACAACCGCCGCTTGTTCTGTCGTCGAAGGAACGTTCCCCGCTTCGCCGTAAATCAGCTTCGCAAGGGCTTCAACCTCCGCCGCGTCCGGCGCATATTCTGCCGTCCCGCTGGAAGGGAGAAGAACGGCGTTCGGTCGGCGTACCTCTTCAACCGATCCGGCGTTTATCTCTTCGGGCTTGTCCGCCGTGCCGCTCCCGCTCCACGGCATAAGCGCCGCAAGAAGCGCCGCGACGGTCAGCAGGGCAAGGAAGAGGGCGGCGCGCTGGCGGATCATTGCCCGCCGCCGTTGTTCGCGCTTTTTTCGGGAAACGCGTTCGTTCTGCTTTGCTATGTACCTGCAAGGAACTTCGCAAAGAAACTTTCCGTCCGCCTCTTGCAGGACGGCAAGCGCCGCGCGCCCCCGCTCCGCCGTCATTGTTCAACCTCCGCCGCCGGAAGGGAAAGCCACCATTCCGGATTGCTTCGGAACTGTTCATTTTCGCAAGCGTCGCAATTCTCCGCCTTGCAGGAAGAGCAATAACGCTTTTGAAAAGCTGTGTCCCACGGCGCGTCGAGAACCGGAAGGGAACGAAGGAAACCCGCCAGCGTGGGCTTGTCCTTTGTGATAGCGTCAAATATCGCTGTGAACTGCCGGACATTCAAAACTTCGTCGCCGATAATGCACCCGTTCGCGATCCGCTCTTTGATGAACTCAACGCACGGCATTTCCTCCGAAACTCGAAGATCATTGAACCGCGCTTCCGCTTCTGTGAAGCTGTCGAAGGTGACGGCGTTTGCGACGGACGCTTCGCCGTCGTATTTCCATAAACGGATTTTGTATCGTGTTGTACTCATTCCGAATAGCTCCTTTCCCGTGTTACTCTTCAATGCCGATGTAAAGCACGTTTTCGACGGCGCGAAGCTCCGTGATCTTGCAATATGCGTATTTGTACATTTCGTTGCGGGCGAAGTGCTTATACAAGCCCCTGTAAATGTCCCGCTTCTGATAGCCGCATTCCCGAACATAGATATACACGTTCGTAAATTCGCTAATTACGTAGCCGATCGTTTGAAGTGCCACGTTGTTTGCGATCCTCTTCATTTTCATATTGAATAGCTCCTTTCGGTTTTTAACAGTTTGCCGCGCGTCGGTTTCCTCTGCGTCGGAAGTTTTCTTGCACCGTCGCTTGTGCAAGATCGGCGCTATATTTCGGGCGGGCGTAGCTGTCAAGCTCTCCCGTGTTGCCGCGTTTCAATTCTTCGTAGATTGCGGCGGCGCTTCTTTTCAGACGGGCGGCAATGTCAACAACGCGTTCACCCTCTGCATACATTCTTTCGATCTCGCGGCGCTGTTCCAGCGTCAAATAACTATATCCGCTCAATGTTTTTACCTCCTTCCGCCGTCTTTCGGATAAAAAATAATGCAGGAAAAACCGTAACGGTTTCTTCTGCATTAAATATTACTCTCTCCATTAATTAAAATTCTTATATATTTCTGTTGACATTTACTCAATACTATGGTATTATAATTAAGTCGCTGATACATGTTAGATGACAACAATAATATATGGAAGGTTTCCCGAGTGGCCAAAGGGAACAGACTGTAAATCTGTCGTCTATGACTTCGGTGGTTCGAATCCACCACCTTCCACCATAAAAGCACTTCGTTTGAAGTGCTTTTTTTTCTTTGCCGAAACAAACCCAATTCACCGCTTACACTAGATAAGAACGTAACGCAACTGAAGTACCCTCAAAAAAGTTATAAAGAAATTTAATGTAGAAATTGTTCAGGCTGTTAAAAGGGCTTGTTGTCTGTGAATTGCAGGCGGCAGGCCCTTTTGCTTTACCTTGATTCTTCGGTTATTGCAGCAGTCCGGATACTCAATAAGGTCTGTTTGAGGCGTTTCATGGAATGAAATTCCTGAGAATAGAGCAGCTCATTTTTGAGTATTCTAAAGAAATTTTCAATCAAATTATTTTTAACGTGATCCTGATCGCTCAGTCTGACAAGATGCTGGATAAACAGATACGATCTCTGATTGAATATGATGTGAAGCATATCAAGATGAACAACGGCTTTTTCTTCTTCCTGCTTACGTCCTTTCTGGCCGTTGAAAAGTGGTATGGGCAGCGCATGAAGCTGGGCAGCCAGGTGATCTGGTATCACAAGCGCATAGCCGCCCTTTACGACTCGTACGCGCTGTTTGATACGATGACGGACAGCGGCGCCGGACAGGGGAAACCGCGAAGCGGTGGGACCCGTCCCGGCGTTGCGCTTCCGTCTTCGTGCGAGAATGCGCAAACGGCCGTAGACGGCGCGTAACGCTCGCAAGGATGAAAGGAAAGGAGCCGAACGGCGGATTACCTAAAAACCGCACAGCACGTTCTACGGCGGCGTAACGGCAGGCGTGCGGGCAGGGGATAGCGCCGGGCACGTTTGATATACGCGCTCTAATGACAGAAAGGAGAACGTTAAATGTTGACACTATGGGACATCTTGGAGCAGCTGTGCAATGGCGGCTTCCTGGTGGAGTCTTTCCGGCCGGATGCAGCTTCGCGCATTGGCCTGTATCGGTGGATCGACGGCTATTGCGCGGAGCTCTCGAACGTGGGGCATGCGCTTATGTCGCACATGCTTGAAATAGGATTGATTGAGTATTACAGAACGGGCATTGATTACGAGGGGAGACAGGCCGACTTTTATTTTCTCCTCGGACAAAGCCCCCCTTTCTAACTAGGGGCGATGTTATTATCATTTGGCAATCTGACACAAAAATGTGAAGGTGGTTAGCGGTGACTTACACGTTAGATAAATTGGTTGTATATTTGAGGGTTAAATCTGCTGCTGTTGACAGAATAGTTCATGTCTGGAACAGCGGTTCTGATACTCTCTGTTCGGTTCAAAAATTCTGGATTGGTCATAGTCCTTCGGTGTGTTCGCAGAACTACACATTGCAGGCGAGTACCGGCGATACGTTCTTTATGGGTGTTGGCGTTTATGGCAAGGCTCCTTCTGCTTATTGGGAAACTGTGAAGCTTGAATTTAATCCGGCGAAGGTAGGGCGGTGTCCCTGGTTTTCGGCTTTGTATAACGAGTTGATAGCTGCTGCAAAGTATGTGGACTTTAAGCGGTTCGACGTTGCGATTGATATTCCGGTGGCGCGATCTCGGCTCCGTCTGGTGAAAGACCAGCGCAAGTACACGCTGATGAAGTACAGCAATGAAAATATGACGGAATATCTTGGCGTGCGATCTTTACACGGACAAGTGAAGCTTTATAACAAAGCGCTGGAACGTGGACTTGAAAGCGATCTGACCCGTTTGGAGATAACCGTTGATTATGAACGATGCAGCTGGGGAGAGTTTAGACGGCTGTTTCCGGTGGTGCTGGATAACGGTTCGCAGCTGCCGGACGATCTAAACGGTACGGATTATGTTTTGTGTATGGCCTGCCTGGAACATGCCGAGTATTTACAAGCGTTACCGTTCCGCAGGCGCAAAAAAATTGAGCAGTTGCTTGCGACAACTGCCCAAAACGTTCAACCTGATGAACTATCTTACAAGGATATTTTAGCACAGATTTTGTACTATGGCAAGGATATAAAACCGGAAATGTGGGCAGATTTTCACGAAATTGATGCAGAAATTCCGGAAGAATGGACAAAAAAGAAAACGAAAATGTTCGATGAAATAAAATCCTGCGGACAGTTCCAGATTTAGCGTGAACTTGAACAAAATTGTTATTTTGTATACATTAGCGCCGCATATGGTCTATGCAGACGTTGGAGCGCAGCGAGGGCAGCGAACCAGCTGCGTTCGCCCGCGAAAACGTCTGCATAGGTAATTATACAAAATAAAAGTTTTGTATAATTAGGGGGGTAGCTATTCGCTAATATTCGTATCCAGCCACTCGATCGCGGCAGCAACGGCATGGGAATTATTATCTCGCACAACAACATCTGCAAGACTTTTTGTACTATTTGCTGCATTCTCTGGTACAAATGAAACACCGGCAACCTGAAGCATCGGATCGTCATTCGAACTGTCACCGATAGCTAATACATTTTTATGCTTAATCCCAAGCATATCAGCGATTTTCAAAAGAGATGATCCTTTGTTAACATTCGCAGCAGTAATCTCCCAAAAATTCGGTGTACTTGCCGCGATGCAGAACTCATTTTCATAACGCGACAGGAACTTTCGAACGTCAGCCATGATCATCTCCGGGCCGGTCAAATTGATCTTACACCAGCCCGAAG